GTGGCGACCACTCTTTCATTGCAGACGCTTGGGCAGCTAGATCAGGCGACTTTAAAGCACAAGAAAGACTTAACAAGCACCAAGATTTTGAAGCTAGAGATGTTGGAACTGGTGCTTTTACAGGATTAGTTGTACCTCAATACTTAGTAGATGAGTACGCACCAATCGCAAGAGCAGGTTCACCATTTTATAACGCTGTTCCTAAAAAGGACTTACCAGCGTTCGGTAACAAAATTGAAATATCCAGAATAACAACTGGATCAGCAGCAGCAGAACAAGCTAGTGAAAACTCAGCTGTTCAAGAAACAAATATGGACGACACCTTATTAACAGTCAATGTTGATACTATTGCAGGTCAGCAAGACGTTTCAAGACAAGCACTTGAAAGAGGTGGACAACCGGGTTTCTCATTGGAAAACATTATATTCCAAGACTTAGTTGCAGCTTATTACACAAAATTAGATAACCTTATGATTAACGGTTCTGGTTCATCAGGACAACCATTAGGTATATCACAAGTTTCTGGTATCAACCAAACAACTTATACAGACGCAAGTCCAACAGTTGCAGAGTTATATCCAAAACTTGCAGACGCAGTACAGGAAATCAATTCAAATAGATTTGCACCAGCTACTGCAATCCTTATGCACCCAAGACGTTGGGGTTTCTTAACAGCAGGTGTGGACAGTTCAAACCGTCCATTAGTATTACCAGCTGGTAACAACCCAGACAACGCAGCAGGTGTTGGGGACGCAGCAGCTTATGGTCAAGTTGTAGGTAGTGTTCTAGGATTACCAGTAATCACAGACGCTAACATTAGAACTGATCTAGGTGCTGGTACTGAAGACGCTATTTATATAGCAAAAGTTGATGACCATATCTTATTTGAAGATAATTTGTTCCAACTTAAATTTGAAGAAACAAACGCAGGATCATTAACAACTAAAATGGTTGTTTATGGTTACGTTGCTTTTGCTTCTGGAAGATATCCAAAAGGAATATCAGAAATCGTAGGTACAGGACTTATTGCACCTACCTTTTAATTAAATTATGGTTTCGGTGTGTTGGGCAACTAACACACCAGACCATTTAGGAAAGTATTATGGCAAAAGATAAAGAATTAATAGAAGCATTAAAAAAAGAATTAAAACACTATGAAGTCTATGGAAAGGCAGATCGTGCTGAAGAAGTTAAAAAAGCAATTAAAGCAGCTGGTGGAAAAGTTGAAACAAAATCTGCAAAACCTAAAGCTGAAAAAAAAGTAGAGAAAAAGAAGTAATGCCAAAACATTACGGTAAAAAAATGAAAGGTGGCAAAGGTAAAGGCCGAAAGAAAGGTAGATAATATCTTATGGCAATTACTAATGGCTACTGTACACAGGACGAATTAAAGACGTTTGTTGGCATACCTACAAGCGATACAGCAGACGATACTTTAATTGATGACGCAGTAAATGCAGCTAGTAGGCAAATAGACGCTTTTTGTGGCAGGTATTTTTATCAAGACGCTACAACTTCTGCACGTAAGTTTTTTACAGATGATTTATACAGATTACGTGTAGATGACATTTCAACAACTACCGGGTTAGTTGTTAAATATGATGATGATGATGACGGTACATACGAAGAAACCGTTGCAAGTTCAGATTTTCAAGTATTACCAATCAATGGCATAGTCGGTGGTATTACAGGCAATCCATTTTATATAGTAGAACTTATTTCAGACGGTAATCACGAGTGGCCACTAGATTATTCAAGTAACAGACCACGTGCAGAAATAACAGCACGTTGGGGTTATGCAAGTGTTCCAGACCAAATTAAACAAGCTACATTAATGTTAGCTAGTGAACTATTTGCTATGCGAAACGCACCACTAGGCGTTGCTGGTGTTGGTGATTTTGGCGTAGTCAATATTCAACAAAACAGAGAAATAACACGATTAATTGCACCGTTTCGTAAAGGCACAGTTCTAGGTGTTTCTTAATGGCTACACTTGCCGAGATTAGGGACGGTTTAAAAACAACTGTAGGCAACATAAGTGGACTACGTTGTTACGATACAGTTCCAGATAACGCAATAAACTTCCCGGTTGCTATCTTTATACCAACAGAAATACAGTTTGATTTAGCTATGCAAAGGGGAACTGATTTATATACATTTGATATGTTGGTAGCTGTTCAACGTGCAGATAGTAGAACAGCACAAGATAAATTAGACGCTTTTATTACAGGTAGTGGTTCATCAAGCGTAAGACAAGTAATATATAATAATAGAACGTTAGGACTTAGCGATACAGACGCAAGGGTTGTAAACGTTAGTAATTACGCAGCAGATGTTAATTTAAACGGCATAGACGGTGTAGGTGCTAACTTAACAATAGAAGTTTATACGAAAGGATCATAATGGCTAAATATAAGATTATAGGCAATAAAAAAGTTATGGATAAACTAAAAGGCGACACAATAACTATTGATGATGAAAATGTTGCTAAGTCATTAATAAAAGGTGGACACATAGAACCTATTACTATTAAAAAAAGACGTGCTAGAAAAAAAGACGGCACATTTAAAAAAGATGATAAAAGTACACCAAATATTAACGAAGCGTGGGAAGAAGTAAATGGCTAAATTTGTATTTAATGATGGTAAAGTATTTAGTGGTGGTTACGACTTATCAGACCACGTAACTAGCGTAAACCTAGAAATAATGTCAGAAGAACTAGACGCTACAACAATAAACAGTGGGGGCTTTAGAGAGGTTTTAGGGGGGTTACGCGATAGTAGCTTAACAATGGACGGCTTTTATGAAGCTGGGGCAAATAAACCAGACGCTTTACTTGGTGCTTCAATAGGCAACGAATTGATTGTTACAACAGTACCAGACGCAGGTGTAGGCAATACAGCTTACTTTATGAAATCAAGATTATTTAGTTATCAAATGTTTGGTGCAGTAGGTGAGATAGCACCATTTAGTATTTCAAAATCGCAATCAGATGATGAAGTGGTTCAAGGCAAAATAGAAATAGACGGTGCGTTAACTACTACTGGTAATTCAACCGGGGTACAGTTAGGTGCAGTTGGATCTACAGAAAAAATATATGTGGCTATACATTGTACTGCTGTAAGTGGTACATCAACACCAACAGTAACGTTTAAATTACAATCAGATGACAACGCTAGTTTTACAAGTCCAACTGATGTAATAACTTTTAGCGATATAACTACAATAGGTGCTGATTACCAAAGTGCAGCAGGTGCAATAACTGATGATTACTTTAGATTAAATTACACAATATCTGGAACATCACCAAGTTTTTCTATACACGCAACAATCGGCATAGAATAATTTAATAAATACTTCACAAAATTAAAATACTAGCTATAATTGTATTAACTATACAAAAGGAGTAAAAAATGGCTTTCAAAGGAAACCCAGAAAACTTACCTAGACCAGAAGATATTGTTAGATGTGCTTTTGGTGGTAGTAACAATAGTAAAGCTAAAGGTGGTTGTGGTAAACCAGTAGAAAAACTGATACAACAATACCGTAGTGAAAAATTTGGTACTACTTGGTTCAGTAAAGTAGAAATGGACTACTGCGTAGATCATAAAAACTTAGATTTAGATTACGCAGATAAAGTAAGTAATATAGTCAAAACTAAAGTTATTTAACATACCAACTTAGACATACTTAGTATGTACTAAGTTTGACATACTTGGTATATGCTAGGTGCGTCAAACATAGGACATATATTGTTCCTTTCGTTATAGTTGAGGATAACCCACCTTATTGGTGGGTTGTTCTTTTAGAATAACACACACAACTTAACTTCTTTACTAAACTATAAAATTAAGTCTGAAAGGAGTTTACATTGGCAAAATTTGTTTTAACAGACGCTAGTGTTACCTTGAACAGCGTTGATCTATCAGACCACGTTTCAAGTGTTACATTAGATATTACAGCTGAAGAAATAACGACTACTGCTATGGGTTCAACACACGTTGAAAGAACAGGTGGTTTAAAGTCAGGACAACTTAGTATTGAGTTCCAACAAGATTTCGCAGCTTCAGAAGTTGACGCTACATTATTCCCATTACTTGGAACTACAACATCATTTGTTGTAAAACCAACAAGTGGTGCAGTAAGTGCAACTAACCCAAGTTATTCTGGAAACGTGCTTGTAAATCAACACATACCAGTAGCTAACGCAGTTGGTGAACTTGCTACTATGTCCGTTGCGTTCCCAACTTCTGGAACAATTACTAGGGCAACTTCGTAATGGGTAATATGGTCGTCGTAATGCAAGACGGCACGAAGTACGAAGTAAAGATTAAACCAGCTGATATTGTACAGTTTGAACGCAAATTTAATATACCAGTGTCCAAGCTAAATGAAGAACAACGTTATGAGTGGTTGTTGTATTTGGCTTGGCTTGGTGCAAAAAGAAATGGCGTTACAGAAGATTACGATACTTGGATTGGTTTAGTTGAAGAACTAGACATTACTGGATCAAGTGATAATTTAAAAGCGTAACCGGGTTTATAGACTTAATTGCAGCAATAGCAATAGAAACAGGAATAAATCCACAAGAGATAGCAGAACTTGATATGGAAATGTTTGACGCATTAGTAAGGGTTATAAACAAGAAATACGATAAGTGATATGGCAAGAACATTTAAAAAAACCGATTTAGCAATAGACAATAAAGAAGTTGTAGAAATTGTTAAAGAATTAAGACAATATGGTAAAAAAGATGTTCTAAAAACGTTATCAAAGTTTCATAGAGAGATAGCCAAAGAACAATTAGCAGAAAGTCGTACACTTGGACGTAAACAACCAGTACCTAAAGCAAATCGTTCAGCTATGGGTTTTACTGCTTCTGGTACACGAACTGAAGCAAAGATAAACATTAAAACAAGCGATAGATACCCAAGTGCGTTATCTATGGAGTTTGGTCGTAGGTTTCAATATGTACCAACTAGAAGTGGTAAAACTAGGGCTATAACAGCTTCAGAAGTAGGTAGATTACCACACTCAAGACCGGGTGCTAAATTCCCATACAGAAAATGGATTGGTAACGCAAGAGATCGTGGGGACAGTTCATTTACCAAACTTGGCAAACAAGGTTACGTAGTAGGTAAAACTATAAGTAGAAACCAAAATCAAATATTAGAAACATATAACGATAAAATGTATGACGCATTAGTAAAGGCAATTAAATAATGGCATTTGAGAAAAAAGTATCAATAGCAATAATTGGTAAAACAGATCAGTTTGTTAAGTCGTTAACAAAAGGACAAAAAGCATTACAAGGTTTAGGTAGTGCTGCAAGTGCTATTGGTAAAACAGCAGCATTAGGATTAGGTGCTATTGGTGTTGCAGCTGGAACTGTTGGCAAAGAAATGGTTGATTTGGCTTCAGAAG